TATTCAATTCATAAACATAATTTGAGAGCGCATAAAAGATATACTCTGCAACATCTTTTCTACCGGCTGCTCTTGATTCCGCTTTCATTTCATCAAGTTCTTCTTCTGATAGCTCGTAAAACACCTTAGAACTAACAATATTTTTCTCTATCTTTTTCAAAACAAAAATTACCTCAACATACTATTTGAAAATTGTATTTTATTTCGGAACAATGATCTTATGTTTCCCCGATGAATTCCTTAACACTTTTAAACCGCAGCTTTTAATGGTATCAAGCTGCTTATTATAATTAACCAATTGTACAACCATCCCTCTGCTATAATTGAGCCACATATCATCTAAGTTCTTTTCAAACTCCTGACGACGAAGCATGATTTCCATCTTAAAATCATCTTTGTATTTTTGTGTACTTTTATACGCATCAATATACGCATCAAAATAGTCTCCAAAAATATCTTCGAAATTATTCATATATATACTCTCCTTCAAAATACCTTTAAGAAATCGTCGGAATTATTATCAATTTTATCTTTCAAAACAAATTCAAATGAACCTCCCATTGTTGCGTAATGTTGAACATAATCTTCTGCTTTAATTTCAATTACATCTGCATTTATAACTCTATCTGCAAGTATATAAAACTCCTGAGCATACATTTGTGGATGAATAAAAGTTTTCCCATTTGTGTTCCTAATATAAAATGAAATCTCTTTACATGCATTGTTTATTTTGCCAAATACTTGTATGGTGTCTAAAATCAATCCATTTATATCATCTACACATAAACAATCTCCAAATTCTTCACTTTTCCAAAGTACTTTTACAAGTTTGTTCTTCTCTATTTTCAATCTTTATTACTCCTCATCTAAAATATTTTTATACATCCTTTTAAAATCGAGATCTGAAAAATAAAACCACCAAAATCCATATTCCCTTCTAGCTATATGTTTGCTTTTACAATTAGAACATTCTGTTAAAATAATCTCTTGATCAGTTTGCAAATCATAATCTTTAAAAATGTGAACTATATGACCACACTTTTCACATATTGCTGGATCTTCTACGATTTTTACAATGTAATCACTATGATCAACAACTCTTACTGGACAATAACATTCATTTATTTTCATTCTTTATCTCCGGTTGAAACAGACAATTCATCCTTTGTATTTGAATAATTTCTGATTTAATTTCTATTTAATAATTTTCTTTGTCGATATATTTGAACATTTCTGTTTCACCATCAAAAACAATTTTCACCAAATAATTTATGCCGTCCGCATATAAGTATTTATAATGAAGAACATCGTTATTTTCTATTCTATATTTAATTCCAAAAGATTTTATCCATAGCTCCCATTTCCTTAAATCTGTCATGTTCTTAATATCAGTCAATGTTTCAAAATTTCTACAAAGTTTCATAACATTCCATCCGTCACTAAACTTTCTTAGTGTGTATTTTTCAGACAAATCATGATACTCAAGCCATTCTGAAACTGATTCTCTTAAACCATCTTCATTAATCTCATATGCTCCTCCGTTATCAGAACCATGTACAATAGCTTCTCGTATAATACTGTTAATTAATTCAATCTCTTTTTCTTCATTAAATTCAGTATTCATATAATCTTTATTCCTCCTCATCAATCATATAATGGCATTTCTGTAAAAGATGTAAACACAAATCCATGTAATCATTTACCTGTGATTCGCTTGGTAGACCGTCATCGTATTCGGAAATTCCCATCAAAGTATCACATCCGCTGCACGATCCATAATAAGTGCTTGTATATACATAATCTTCAATATAAGGCTGATACACATTCTTATGTAAAATAAAAATCTCAGTTCCTTGATAATCCCCGTCATCAATTTCCAAAATATTTTTTGTATCAAATTTGTTATTATCCCAATCACCAAATTCAGGATTAACGACAATATCAAACAGTAATCCAACTAAGGTTTTATACTCATCGTATTCGTCTTGTTTTGTAGTCCTGAAATACTCCTCAAGCTTATCTTTGTTTTTCTCCCATGCCAAACAAAATTCTTTAATCATATATTTTATTCTCCTTCATACTTACCCGGTAATTCCATCCAAGCAATAACTTTATCTTCCACTTTTGTTGTTCCGTCATTCGCATACCAATAGGTTTCTTCTTTATACTCTTTGTATTTATATACTTTTTGACAAAAAGCTACAAACATTTTTTCATGTTCTGTCTGAATCAGAACTTCTTTAGTTCTATATATAGACATAATTTCATGTTCCATTATCAATTTTAATTTTGGCAATCCAACTTCTTTAATTGAAATCCAGTTTTCATTTGATAGATTATTCTCCATTTACAATCTCTCCAATGCTGTATATCCTGCCTTGCTGCAAGAATTCAAATTCTCCATCAATCACAACTTCGTGTCTTTTAATATATTTTTCAAATTCACCCTGAGACATAAAATATATCTTCCCATCTTCTGCTTTAAATGAAAAATATACACCAGAATTCTGCCACCCAATATTTACAAGTTTCAATTTGCCTTTTACGATAAACGGTTCAACTTCTTTACATTCATACCTCTCTTTTTGACGACACATATTGCCATCGTTATCTATATATATTCTTTTTGCTTTATTCATCTACATCTACCCTCTCATCTGTGTCTATATCCTAATTACAAAATCCATCCACAAAAATTTTAAAACTTGTATATAACTCCTCAATACTTTTAGCTGTTGTGGGCGTACAAGGATCTCTAAAAAATAAATTATATGGTCTATTCTTTTCCAGTCCGTTGTCATCCATGTATTTTGTAAAAGCATTCAAACAATCCACAAGATAATTACATTCTGCTTCAAAACTATCAAACAAATATGCAGTTTCAACTCCAAGCATATATTCACTATTTTTCTTGTCATACACAATATCAATATCATTCATTGTGTATAAATTTGCGTCAGAACCAGATAAATTATCAAATGATTTTACACCCCAAATAAACTTAATATCATCCGTTTCTAGCGAATACTCGTCATGTTTATCTTCCATTTATTTCTCACCTCATATCTTATAACTCGTCAAATTCTTTCTGATATTCAGCCATCTTTTTCTCCAGCCACTCAATTAATTCTCTTTGGAATCTTGAAGAAAGAACTTCATCTTTCCTAAATGGTGTTGAAATTGTAATCCATGTTTTGTCTTCTTTTGCTTTGCTTAAGTGATAATTAATCAACCAAATATCATTGTTTAGTCGTGTTGCCTTTTTATATGCTTCTTTATTCACCTTCACACCATCTTTCTTTTAACCATTCATATATCTCATCAAATGTTTTCGTATTCTTGTACACCTCTACTAACCAATCAGCTAATTCCTCATCTGACATTGAGCGAATCATTTCTCCATTTGTCATGGAACTATCAAACATTTCGTCCGTCCATAAGAAATCCCCATAATCTTCTTCCATAAGATAATATTTATTCTCTGTGCATACTTCGCTGATTTTCATAATCTGCCCTCGTAGAGTACACATTTCGTCTACGGCTTCGACACAACCATACTCGATATTAGATTTTAGATCAGGACGAATTCTAACTTTATCTCCAACTTTGTGTTTCATTTGATATACTCCTTTTCGTTAATATTTTGTATCCTGGACAACTACTTTCTTCACAATTGTAGTTCTCTTTTTTTATTACCCAGCAATTGCATGTCTTTTTTGGTTTTGCTCCACATGCAACACAAAAATTATCTTCTTTCTTTATTTTCGTATTCCCGCATTTATGGCATATCATCTCGCTCTACCTCTACTCTTCAAACTCTGTTTCTTCGGTCACAGTTGAATTATCATAAATTGTTACCATTGTGTTTTCGTTTGGAATAATGATTACTTTTTCATCGTCTAATTTCCAAAATGAAATTTGTTTACCTTTTCCGTGTAATAATTCACCATCCCATTCAAGAACATCTGTCGATAATTTAACTTCTCCAGGAAGAAGTGTAATCAATTTTGCTCTCTTTCCTATATAATCAATATTCTCCACTATCTGTTCAATTTCCGGATAGATTTCACACACTCTTGTATACATATCAGGCATAAATCTTTTAAGTTGATCACAGAACTTTGGGACATATTCTTTCTGATAAGAAGAAATTTCTCCACCCATGAGCGCACATGGTCTATATTTAATAAGTTCCACAATAAATTCAGGTATAAAATCTTCTTTCTTAATCATGTCATCATCTACAAAGAAATCACTATTTCGAATCGGATTATTATATCCATTAAGATGTGGCAATCCAAGATAAACATAATCTCCAATTTCGCATACAAAATTTAATGGTTTTAACGCATATTCAACATCTCCGTATTTTCCCTTATATTCACTTACTAAATATCCGCATTTACGTGCTGCTTTTGTAAAACCTTCTTTCTTTTCAATTGTGCCATAAGGACAACTATGCCCCCATATCCCATTCAGCATTACGTATTTCTTTTTCTTATATGCATTACAATTTTCGCAATTGCTACACTTATAAACTGAAACACGTTCTCTGTCGTGTCTATCAGATTTGAAAATACTAGTCTTTGGATCATAATAAGTAAAACAAATCGGTTTATAGTCTCCTATAACAATCACTCCTATCTATATTCGATTTTTAAATTTGGAAATCAATGCTTGACTAAGCACAAAAAGATATGTAATATAGTAGTTGCATTGAATTCCAAATTATTCAGTGTATTTGTGTTTACAGACACACATCAAAGTTTGGTCGCGGAGATGTGTGTCTTTTTTATTCATTCATTTTTTATGTTTCATTATGTATCTTCTTCTGGCTGTTTCTCTTAATGCATGTCCACCGTGTAACCTTCTGTAGTTATTTGTGGTTCCATATAATGCCTGAAAGAGTTCCTTCCTATTTAAATATGTAAGTTCACATGTAAAATGTGCTGTTTTAGAAATATCCGGCTTACCAGTAGCTTCCTGCTCATTAACATCCTTGCTTTCGCTCAATACCGATACTTCTGCATTTTCTATATTTATCTTCTTTCCAGTTTTAAGATCTACAAAGCTTACATTTTGAATTCCACGTATTTCAAAACCACTCATGAATTTTACTCCTCGTAGATAATATCTAATCCGTAAGCAACTGCTGCATCATGCTCAATACGACAACCTCTGGCGTTTTCCCAGCCCTTGCAAAAATATACCGCATGACACAAACTCATACTCTCTAAAGATTTTGCAAGGAAACCAAGCGGAATCTGAACAACACCTCGTTCTTTCATACTTTCGCTGCTGTACCACTCATCTGTAAAAAGAGTATTCACGATTTCGTATCCTTTTTCTTGCAATACATTAATTGCTTTCTCTCGCGTTTCTTTGATTTCCTCATCTGTTTTCTCTGCCATTGGTTGACTTAACATTGCTCTCATAAATTTATTCTCCTTCATTATTTAAAATTTCTTTCAATGTTACTGGTGTATAATTCCACAACATACACCCTACATTTTTTGCTACGCACTTAATTTCATATTCACTGTTTAGTTTTTTGATATACTCTTGATAATAATCTTCTTCCATAGAATTATGTACGTGCCCATATAAGTGAACAGACCACACTTTATGCTCTTTTCCATCTCTTCTGTAATGGTGCTGATGATTCCAAAAAGCCAATGGAAAGTGAGACATTACGACATGATACTCTTTCCCGTCAATCATATCTTTCGCTTCTTTATAATTTGCTATTTCTACAAATAACTGTTTATATCTTTGATCTGTTGCTTTATCGTGATTGCCAAGAATTAGATGTTTATTACCACGCAATGTACTAACAAGTTTAATCGCATCTTCGTTTTCCTTCCATGCCAAATCTCCTAAAATATAGACATGATCCGCATTAGTAATTTTTGAATTCCAATTTTCCTTAATCACTTTATGCATTTCTTCCAATGTATCAAATGGTCTATTGTCAAAATTAGAACCTTCATTCGTCACATTCTTATGGAATAAATGTAAATCACTAATATAATAATTCACTTTTTCACCTCTATTCTTCTTGAAATTTCAATGTTCTTCCAACAAACCGTTTTAGTCGTTCATTGATGTCTTCAGAAAAACATCTACTCTTAGATATTACATCATCATAAATACAACATTCTGTAATTACATTTTCGTCGTCAAACTGAATGCATCCAATTGTTGATCCTGGCATACGTATTACAACTGTGTTATTACAAAAACTTCTTGAATCATATATATAACAGAACGAATATGGATGTACGTCTCCAAAATTATATCTAACATTGTCATTTAAATATTTTGTAATCTCACAGCAATACTCTACATTGATTATGTTTGGCTTCCTTTTTCTCAAAATAATCTCGTTCATTTTAATTCCCCTTCGATTGAAATCACAGTTTCATATTATGTACTTACGAATACCATTTAAAAACTTTTTTATATGCTTCTACAGCGTATTATCTGCATATTCATGATCTGCTTCCGTGTCATATTTATTTAATTCATATACATACTTATCAGATAACTCTTGATTAAATGCAGGATTAACGTATTTTATAAACTTTTCTTTGTCTTTGTCGAATATCCATGTACCAACATCTTTAATATCATAATATCCACTAAAACCAGCATAATCTGCCGCATCATATAAATCCATTAACTCTTCTCTTGAATGAACAACAATCTTTGTAAAATTAAAATATGTATCTTCATCTAAAGGATTAGTTAATTTTTTACCATGTCTATCGTACAATTCAATTGTTTTTAAATGAGGATGTGAAATACAAAATTCATAATTTCTACATTCATATTCATCCTCAAAATTTTTTCCGTCATCTGCAATATATAATGTTCTCATGTGTTTCTTATTCTCCTTCTATTAATTCTAAACACTCTTTCAAAAAATTTCTCACTCTATCATGCCCATTTTCACAGTATATGCCTATATAACTTACTGGCTTATCCCAGAATGCTTTCCACGCTCTTTTACACCTTCCACTAATTCCTTTAAAGTCTCCTCCGCAATAAGAATCTTCAAATGAAAACTCAAAATCAGTTGAATTTTTCATTGTATACTTAGAAAATACAACTGCTTCTGCATTATCGTCACATCTAATTGTGACTGTTTTTACATTGTCTTTCTTCATATATTAATTCTCCACTTATTTCATTGAAATTCTGCTTTCATTACTTAACTAAATTATCAATACTTACCGAAAATCCATCAAACTTTCTTGTTTCAACATATTTATCTGTATCAAAAAACATAATTTTATTTCCTGATATCCCCATAGAAACTCCGTTATCTATCAATGATTTTCTCAGCAAATCAAGAACAATTTGCAACTGCTGTTTTGTATCTTCTGACATTACGATTTCTCCTTTGCTTTATATGGTTTGGGTTGCTGTTGCCACGCTGTTACATATTTTGTCCAAAAAAATTTTTCAATATTTTTTAACCCATTGGTTTCATATCGAATGTTATCTACAAATTCTTTTATTCCTGGATAATAATATAAATCTCTAACTATATCATCATTCCAGATCTCCTTGTCAGAACATGTACATTGATACCATCCTTTTTCTTCCGGCAACCTCTCCTCTACCGGAATCCAACTATTATTTGTATTTCGCTGCATAGTTTCTAAACATTCATTCCACCCAACATTTCTTCCCAAATCATAAGATTCGTGATGCATAACATCCATTTCCCATACTGGCTTCTTCTTTAATGTGTTTATTTCATCCATGTGGGAACGGATGATGCTTCTTATCCAGTTCAGTTCTTCATCACAATACATTTTCTGTATTTCATAATCGTCTCTCTGAGACAACAGCTCTTCATGATATGATTTTCTATCTTCTATCTCTTCTAAAATTTGCTCTAGTACACCCATCTCTTATTCTCCTTTGTACGGTTCTGGAAATGGTGTCCAAGCAACAACTTTTTGTTTTACTACTTGATTGGGTTCAGCTTTCCATTTACCATCTAATGTGTAAGATGTAGTTGTTTTTCGTGTACCATCTTCAAACTCAACAGTTACATTTACTTCGTCTGATCTCTTTTCAAACATTCCGTTATGCCAATTCTTTGTTCCTTTAAATTTTGCAAACATAGAATCGTGTTCTACTGGTAATTTTTCTTCTACAAGAATCCAACTTCCATTGCTGGAAATATTTGTGTCCTTACCATTGTCAACACTTGCTTTAGTCTTTCCACAAAATTCAAAACATTCATTAAGCCATTCGATAACGTAATCTAACTTATACGAGCCATATCCGACTGTATAGTCGTCTTCTCCTACTTTTTGTAACTTAATTTCGTAATATGGCTTTCCATCAATATTTCGTGAGATTATTTCTGCACTTGATACTTTTTCCTTTTCATTCATGTGTGAGCGAATGATTTCTTTTGCATATTCCAGTCCTTTGCTATAATTCCACGCATGATCAGCTTCATAACCGTTCTGTTCTTCATCAATCTCTTCTAAAATCGTCTCTAGTACGTTCATCACTCCACCTCCAAATCACCTTTTATTAATCTGTTATACATCCAATCAAGCAGCATCAATAAATCATCTTTCGTAGTTCTGTCATGTGTTTCAAGTGCTAATTCTTCCTTTACAATTCGCAACTTTTCTTTGTCGCTACAATCGCAAAACTTTTGTCTGTTATACTTCAGCCTGTTATACTTCATTACTCTTCTCCCAACAACCGGACTCCCAAAATACTTTCTTGTGTCTCAACATATTCCTTCGCTTTTCTCAAAACGTATTCTGGAATTTTTCTCTGTATTGCTCTCTTGCCATTTAAAATATCACATACATCTAATATTGATCTTGCGCCTGCACGAAGAAGATAATTGTAAGTCATAGTGTCCATTCCTAAATATTCCATTTTTAGATCCATCTATTCCACCTCCAACAGCTCTGGATTATCAAAAATGTTTCCACAAACCTCAAAATCCCTTTGATTTACTACACCTATTCTATATCTTGCGCCGGATTTTGTTTCAAGCATCCATGCACCTTCTTCTAAATCAAATACGACACGATATTTCACAGTGACAATACCTTTGTGTTTTTCTACAAGAATATCATTCTCCCAGATCTTCTTACTGTTCTTGTCGGTAAATCCGGTGTACTGGCAGAGGGTGTCGGGGTCAATCAAGTCATTAAATATATTAGTTCCGTTACAAATCAGATGTTTTATCGGTTTACCATCTTCTGTTAGCGGATTAGTAATATATACATAATACCCTTCTACCCATTCACCGTTATCTTTTCTCTTTGCTTTAAAAAGGATTTCTCTATTCATCTTCCTTTCCTCTGTTCTGTCGCATCTGCTCTATGTAAATATTTGTGGCGCATCTTACAATCTCTGGTTTCACTCCATCGTAAACAGTTCCTTGTGTAAAATGTTTGTCACACGATCTTTTAATCATGTATAGGATATCTTCAAATGCCTGTTCTTTCATTCTTCCACTCTCCTATTCCACATTCCACTAGCCGTAGCTTCTAAAGCACAATTTCGTGTTGCAACTCCGCATTCTTTGCAGTACACAAAAGCTGATATAACTTTTCCATCAAATCCGTAATTGATTTTCAGCATTGCTTCTCCACCACAAAATGGGCATTTCTTTAATTCTTCCATGTTACTCACTCCAATCTAATCTCTGTCCGCAATCCCAACAATAGTTTGTGTTCTGTCTTTCATTCATCATTTCTGTCAACAGACAGTTACCGCAAGTCTGACAAGTGTAATATTTTGTTTTCTTAATTAAGCCATCACTCATTCCATTTTCCCTAGGTCTCTTCGGCAACTGCTTTTCCAGTGCTTTGATTGCAATTTTCGCATTCTCTTCTGCTCTTGTATGATCGCACGTTTCATAGTAATCACATTCTTCGCATACTGCTTCATCAACGAATGATTTCATGCAGTATATCGCTTCTCTAACTTTCTTTTCGTCCATTTAATCACTCACCCCAATCTAATCTCTGTCCGCACTCATCACACTTGATTTGTCCGTACACATCTATATTTCCGCACGATGGACATTCATACATTGGCGCAAATTTTGTTACATGTTCAATAGGCTTCGTCGCCGTATCCCTTTCTTTCAGCCGGCATGCTTCCTCCGGATCCAGACCACTGTTCTCATAGTCTTTCAGCTTGCACAGCGCACCGTATATCTTTTCTTGTGTGTTCTTTGTAATGATCTGCCCCACATAGGTATCTTTCCACGGCAGACCTTTCAAGCACCGGTTTCCTTGTTCATCCTGTTCGGTTAATCTTCCCATCTTGTCCATCACCTCACCCCTCCAAAAAAATCATCAATTGTCATTTGCCCCGGGATATTATCGTCTTCCATCCACCAAAGAAAAACTTCATATCCATCTTTCCATTTGCTCTCTTTTCCTCTTCTTTTCCGTTCTTCCAACATTCTGTCAAAAGCGTGGATATATAGTTTCTTATATTCCGGGAAGTCTGCAAATTCTTTATAACGCTTCTTGCTTGCAAGCGGACATCCGATACATCCAACACGATCATATCCACATTGATAAAGTTCACATGTTTCGATATGCTCTGAATTTATAAATTCCCATATATCCGAATGCGTCCAGTCTATGATTGGATTGACGACCATTTTATTCTGTTGCATACACAACTCACTCATTCGTCTCCGTGAATCATTGTCATTCATAAGTACAATCTTGGAAAAATGTTCTTTCTGATTTGGCGCCGAAAATTCATTCCATTTTTTTCTTGAAGTGCTTTCATCCCACCTTACTCCTGTGGCTATATATCTGTTTGCGCATCCTGTTTCTTTTAAAACAGAACAACAATATCTTGCTATTCTCGTTGGCGGCATTAACTTTTGCGGTATCAATTTCCACATGCTTGTACGTTCTCCTTGGTATGTTGGTTTTTCAATCTCGCACTTGATACCATCCAGTTCTAATCGTTGGAATACCTCTCGTATATGCCTTACCGTCTGCGGTGCATCTGCTGTCGTATGGCTGTTATGCACCTCAAACGGAATACCGGATCGTTTGAATAGTTCCAGCATTACATCCGAATCTTTACCGCCAGAATATGTACAAACAAGCGGTTTTTTGTAATGATGTAAACTCATGTCAGATGCCGTTTTTATCCTTTCGATCGCTTTTTGCTCCTTATCCATTTGTATCGTCCTTTCCGCAGCAGTACCCGACCAGATACCCGATCAGGAACGCTATCAAAATAATTATTACCGATGCCATCTTTACACTTCTTTTTCCTTTCTCACAAATCCCTTTAAAACATTTACTCCCGTTTCATCATACAAAGCTTCATTGATTAAAATGAAATAATCACTATCATTTTCTGCGTAATGTAATTGCTGCGTTGCAAAATCAATAAACCTCAAAATCCTACGCTTTGAATATCCCTCATATCTATGAAGGTAATCTGCTGTTATGAGGAAAAACAAGTCCATAGCATTTCTTACATCTTGATTGAACTTTTCGTCTGCTTTCTGTTTTTCTATTCGCTTATGTGCATTGTTTGCCCAACTCATTTACCTTTCACCCTTTTCTTTCTCTTTCGTTTTGAACCGGCATACATAAAAGCTGCCATATTACCAGTCTTGTATCCTATCGACTGTTTCCTTGGACTTCCATTGAAACTATGCTTTATTGATTTTGCCATTCATATTCACCTCCATCAACTTACTTTCTAGTGAATCCATGTCGTACTTCCTACGCTCGAAATTATTATAATTTCTTACATTCTTTTCATTCTTTCTTTCTTGTTTGTGTGCTTTTGATGTTCCTTTGTTGTTCTTTTGTTGTTCTTTTGATGTTCCCTGATATTGATAAACATCATAATTCACAATGGTTATTGCTGTTCTTTTGTTGTTCGCACTTCGGACAATCATGGAGTCACTTTCCAGAAACTTCAAGAACAACTGAACCTTTTTTCTGCCCCATCCCCATCTGTCCATCAATTTCAATTCTGATGTGATAAAACTACCACGTTTAACTTCTTCCACCTTATTCCCGACCATGCATTTATTGTCTGAATGATTCGCCAGTAGAATAAGGTCTATCCACGCCTGCCCTTTTGAAAATGGCTTATCACTCCATATTTCGTGATACAAAATGTCTCTATGTATTTTTATCCAGCCGCTCATTTCAGAGGTACTCCGTTATCATAAAATTACCGTTTTATATAACCTATCCTTTCTCAATCTCTGATTTTATGTGCAAATCCATTGAATGTACCAGCTTCACTGTATTTCCATGTGAGGCATGATTCTTCCACGAACCGTACTTATTTTGAAATTCTTTCTCACTTATTTTCCTTGCTTTTAACAATCGCAACATATTTCTGACTTTCTTCTTCGCTCTACGTTTATTTTCGGAATTCAACCGTCGAATATATTTTCCATCTTTCGTCATATAATGATGAAACCCAAGATACCGAATACCATTTTTGAACGGACAAATTTGTGTTTTCCCATTCAGTGATAATCCTAAACTTGAAACCATTTCTTCTATATAAAGAAGGCAGTATTTCAAATATGATTTATCGTAGTGTATCAAATAGAAATCATCCATATATCGACCGTAATATCTGATTCCAAGCTCTCCAGTTATCATATGATCAATGCAGTCCAACATCATTAAGGCATATACTTGTGCAACTTGATTTCCTAGTGGAAGTCCAAAACCGTTCGTGCTATCAATAAACAAGTGGTTCAACCATGTTGTATAACTATTCGGAAAATAGTAATCCACAATATCTTTCAAGACCTCATGGTTGATACTGTAAAAGAATTTTGCAATGTCGCATTTCAAAATCCAACCATCTATTCTATGTTCTCTATAGAATGCCAGCATTTGTTCTTTCAACTTATCCATACCGAATAACGTACCTTTACCAACTTGCCCGGCAGAATTAGTTTCAATGAACACATTTTGCAATCGTGGATGCAAGATATTATCACACAAACAATGCTGAACAACCTTATCTTTGAATGAGCAGGACATTATCACTCGCTCTTTTGGCTCATAAATCTTAAACTGACTGTACTTTCCAATCTGATACGTCTGGTTTTCTAATTGTTCTTTCAGCAGATGAATTCCCTCAAGACTCATATTTTGAAATCTTGCACAACTTCCATTATGACTTTTACCAAGTTTCGCTTTTTTATAAGCGCGGTACAGATTTTCAAAATTCGTAATAATGTCCTTGTCCATTTCATAAACTCCTTTGTATTTACCCATTTGGGGAAGGTCATACATCTTTTTGTATCTCTTTCTCTGGTTTCAGCTTGCTGCCTACTCCGACTGTCTGTAATACAGAATGGGCGAACACCGTTGCTGTTATTGTAGTTCCTGTTGTTGATGTCGCCAACCGGCGAAACAACGGTTTAACGATATATAACCTATGATTTTACTATCTTCCTCTATCTTTCTTCCTCCAAGCGATCGTCATGTGTTTAATATCTTTTACCATTTTCGACCAATATTCCATGCTTTTTGTATTGATGATGTTTAGTTTCATAGATAATTCGATATAAAACAACATCTCATCGCAATATGTAATCGCTTTGGTCTGCAATTCCAGACGTTCACGTTTATATTCTCTTATGTCAGTCCGGTTTGCTTCCATCAACGATTCGTAGATACAAAGACATTTATTTTGCATTTTATCTACAAGTGAAAACCGATATTTTTTTGGATAACGGTTACAGTTCGATGTCAGTCTCAATGTATGCTCGGAAAGTTCCATTGCTTTTAAAATTACCTGCAACTCTGTTTCTGCCATTTACTCATCCTCTGATTCAAAGAGCGTAGATGAAAAGATACAAACTGGGCGAACACCGAAGCCGTAATTGAAGTCCCTGCAGCTGATGCCAACCGGCGAAACAACGGAAACATAACTTGAATCCTCGTTACATTTTGTGCTATACGGTGAAAGCATCCACCACCATTCATCAAAATTTGGAATCAGACTTCGATACGTTCTGTATTCATCAATCGAAATCAATGAAACAAAATCTTTGCAAGCTCCGTACTCTGTTTGACCATCAAGAGACAACAGATTGCGTTCAAACTCAATCACATTCTCTTCACCAATTTCTTCACAGATTTTTTTATATATTTCTGTATTGAGATAATTTCTTAAATTACTTGATGTCCATTTGTTGCATTCTGAATCAAATGTTTTATCTCCTAGAGATTCCATACAAATGCATAGCATGTCATTTTCATTCGAATCCAGAATCTTCCATTTCTTCCCAATTAATTCAAAGGTATCTCCGATTTTTAATCCTGCGAGCTTTTCCGCTTCTAATTTTGCTTTTAACTTTTTTAATTCATTTAAACCGTCGTCTAACTTCCGTTCCAGTTCATTTAATTTTTGCTCAAGTTTATTTCTCATCGAATTTTCCTCCCAAAGATACAAAGATATTAGATTTAAGATACAAAACTGGGCGAACACCGCTGCCGTAATTGCAGCTCCTGCTGAGGACGTCGCCAACCGGCGAAACAACGGCGATTGGATATTTCCATCTATCATTGCTTGTCCACGGAGTCATTGTCCACCAATAATCATCCAAATCTTTATTCACGATCAACGGATTGTATTTTCTAACTTCATCAAATGTCAGTAACCGGATTCTTCCAGTCACATCTTCATAAATATTCTGATTATCAACTGTTGTTAATTTCACAGTCTGTGAAAGAACATTGTCTTTTCCAACAGTTGCTTCAATCTTCGGAAGAATATCTTCATACAACACACGCTGCACATTAGAACCATTGAAATCAGTGTTATCACCAAATTTCACATTTTCTTCCATGAAACCCTTTGAAATAATCAATGTTCCGCCATCATCATGGTCTAACACCACAAATTCATCTTCCCCAAGGTCAATCACACAGCCCGGAGAAACTGTGGAAAGTTCAACTTTATCCGATATTTCCTTTTCTTCCAACATTGCTACTAACTCTTTTGCTTTTTCTAAAATCTTGTTCATGTTACACATTTAATTTCCCTCCATACATTTTTCTGTGTTTAACAGTTCTTTAAATTTCTCAAACTGTCGCTGTGAAATCTTATTATTCTTCTTATCATCTCTAATTTCGATTTTAAGGTGCTTTTCTGCTATAGACGATAATTCTCTAGCCAGATTGATTCTGCCTTGTTTTAGACCATCTCTGTACCCTTTCTGTGGTCGGTAATCTGCAATCTGCGACTTTCCCTCGCCCTGGCTACCACTTGTCTTATTCCGCAACTGATAACCCTTATCTGCATATTGCTTAATCCAATACTGTTCCCGTTCGTTAAGATGGATTTTTGGATAATGAATAAAACCCACATCCCATCCATAAGGATTCTCTTCTGAATACAAACCATGTTTTTTCAGAGAGCGGTCAATATGTTGATCGTATCCCGATAGGTGTTGTGCTAATCTCGTCAAAATATGTACAGCCTGTCCGACATAAGCGTATCGGAAACCTTGTTCATCTTCTCTTGCCAGAAAGTAAATTCCGCTTTTATCATCAAGTCCCGGATTAACTTCAAGTAACCGCTGTTTATTCTTCTGCTCAATGGCTTTTATCTGTCTAAAATTTGAATTCATTTTTTACACTTCCTTTTCAGAAGAAACTCTCCATAATCTTTTGGTGTTATTACGGTTTCTTTTTCTCTCTTAAATCCGCAATAACCTTTCCTTCCACAAGATTTGTTTTGCTCTTTAGTAAAAATCGTTGATATATCTTTGCTCAATCTGTATCACTCCAATCTAATCTCTGCCCACATTTTGAACAATAGAAAATCTCTTCTCTACTACTATGCCATCTGTCACAATTAGGGCATTTTGCCATTCTGTATTTTACAAAACCATTGTCAATATAACCTCCTCCATATTCTGCTTTCTTCGGTATCTGCTTTTCCGATGCTGATATTGCTATATCATAAGATTCACACCTTTCACTTTCTGTATAAATAACTTTTTCTCCACAACCCGGTCTTTCATTTTTCAATATTTCTATTGCTTTTTGTATTGTCATTGTTTATCACTCCTTTAAAAAATCTGAAATCGACATCTGATTATCTTTATCGAAAACAAGCATTTCATCTCTTGCTCTTGCGTAAAAATTTCTATCAATTTCAAAACCAAAAGCACTACGTCCTAATTCTGCCGCCGCTCTCAAAGTAGAACCGCTACCACAACAAGGGTCAATTACTACGTCGCCCGGATCTGTGAATATTTCAATCAGACGTTTTAGAACTTTCACTGGCTTTTGTGCCGGATGAATTTTAGGAATTTCTTTTCCGTCACGTTCCCATGTAAACCAGTTGAAAATCATATGCCCTGTTCCCTGAATTGTTTTACCGTTTTCATCTATCTGCACTCCATTTCTAAATTTCGGTAGTCTGTCACGATAAAACACAAGTGCATATTCTGTTGCACCTACTACACGCATATTTGCTTTTAGTACCTGCGGACTATAATTCTTGCAGAAGACAAGCGGTATATAATGCACAAACCCGTGCTTCTCTGCCGCTTTAATGAGCGTCTGGATCTGTTCAAACGAACAAAACACAATCATGCACGGCGAATTACTACTTCTACCTCTTACAACTGGTTTTGTATCGTCTTTCTTCAACATTTTTGAACAAAAATGAAAATACTCATACAAGTTGAAATTGAAATCCGAATTAAATGCGGCTTTTCCTGCAAGTTTACTTTCTCCGTTTTTATTGTCCCCGCCGTTATACCACATTGGATTGCTACCGTAAAAGTTGTTTCCTACGTTATACGGTACATCCGCAATAATCAGTTGTGCCGGAGGTATTGCATATTTTTTGTAGTTCTGCATAGAATCTCTATACAGTTCACATTTTATTCTTTTCTTTCTCTTTTCCATTTCTTCTATCGGAGCAAACCATGATTTTTTGTGCGCACAAATCCCCTGCTCCTTCCTAAAATCTAATTAAACGGTAATTCTTCATCAATCCCATCCGGAATGTGCATGAATCCCTCCGAATCGGTAGGCATATTTCCATAAGGTGATTGTCCTGCCTGTACATTGTTGTTATTCTGCTGATTTGCATTTTTGCTCTCAGCAAATTCCTGCTGCTCAACGAAAATATATGCTGACTGTCTTTTGTTTCCGTCCTTGTCTGTGTAGTTATCAATCTGCATCCGACCGCGAACAATCATCTTCACGCCTTTTGTAATGTACTTTTCTGCAAATTCAGCGGTCTTTCCAACCACTTTGCACATGATAAAATCTGCTTCTTTTTCTCCGTCTTTTTTGTACGGTCTATCAACTGCAAGTGTATAATTTCCATACGCTGTTGACTTTTCGCCTGTGGAATATCTCACTTCTGCATCTCTGACTGCCCGACCGACAATTACAATGCTGTTCATTCCTTATCCTCACTTTCCGCCAATTCTCTAATAATGTCCGGTATCATCTGCCTATACATTCTTTGTTCTTGCATAAAGAACGCACACGCACCGATTGCTGATTCTTCGCTTTCTCCGTGTCCGACATTCTCGATTGCCTTATCTGCTAAAATTCTGCACTTTTTCGCAGATTCTTCGCAATGCGAAAGAATATCTTTGACTTTTAATGTTTCTTTCATTTCTCACCTAAAACGGTTCCAACCGTAATTCCCTTTCTATACCTTTTTCTGCTACCCACACATCTACATCACAATCGACCAATTCTTCTATTTCCTCTCTGAATCGTTCAGGATTTCCATTCTGTGAACTTAAATGCAGTAAGCCTACACTTCTTAGCATTGGACTGTTAATCGTCTGTATGAGCCTTTTACAAGTTTGTAATTCCATGTGTCCTTGCAGTACATGATTTGTTTTACCTTGATTTTCTTCCACATCTAAGTAATCCTCGGAATAATTGCACTCGATCATTGCATGGTTGATACCCATTTTTGAGAAATCATATTTGCAATATTCTGCGTCTGTAATAAATAGCAAGCAACCTATTTTTTCATGTTTAATCAAGAAACCGTCACATTCTGTACCGTTATGTGGTGACTGGAACGGTATCACTTGGAATGAACCGATTTTTGCAACGTGCATACGATTCATTCCTATCGTTTTTTCTCCATAGATTGTTTCAATACGTTCCTGTACCTCATCAGAGGTGTAACACTTGATACCGTATTTCATGTACTGCTTGATATACTTTGCATGGTCTCCTTAACCATGCTCATGAGAGATAAGGCATCCGGCAACTTTACTTGTCTGATAATCAATCGCACGCAACATTTCTTTCGACGGAACTCCACATTCTATTAGTAGAACTTCATCATCTGAAATGAGTGCATATCCATTACCACTACTACCAGAATTTATACATTTCATAAGCATTAGACCACCTCGCTTTCATCTATTAAATACTGTCTGATAAATCTGTTTGCATATTGAGGGTGAATCATTGATCTCACTGTTTTCCTATCTATGCCTAATTTATTATCATTTTTTACATATCTTTGCTTCATAACATCTACTTGTTGCAACGGTTCAAACACGAGATTTCTTTTAGGCTCTAGTCCAATAAACCAATATTGTGTTGGCTTCTTGAAATAATCTCCATTTTGAGTTCTGTCCTTGTCAATAATTTGTGGTTTCAAACACCAAAAATGGGTTAGATAATGCGTGCCACTTGTGCTTAATGGGTTTTCTATTACGAGTCGTAGCTTTTTTCTCTGACAAACAATTACAAGTTTATTCAGTATTTCATAAAACAAGCTCAACTTCCTATGTCTTTTCATTGCAACTTCACATTTCTGCTCTACTGTATAATTCTTGTATTGATATGCCGTGCAACATAAATGTCTTGATCCTTGATCAGAAAAGTATGTACATGGGAAAAACGCAAGTATCAAATCATCCGTTTCTATCTTGTCGAATATACTTGGTCTTCCATCATACGCCCCACTTATTTCTGAAAAGAGGTCGATCACATAATCCGTTTCTCCAAACTCATTCTGAATATCGTAATCGTAGGCTTCGTAGCTTAACTTCTTAAATTCATTCTTGAATGTTCCGGACTGCTCAAATAAACAATGTGCTATCATTCTCTCTTAATCCTCTCCAACTGCCTGTTCAATTTCTGTGTAATCATCTGATTTACTTCCGGTGTAGAAAGAAGCAGGTATTCGATCTGCCATAACATAATCTGCACATCCGCAATTTCTTCAACCAAATTGTCTCTGCACTCTGCAATACTTTTCTCAGTCCTTTGACCGTTTCCGCAAACTCTCCACCACTTATTGATGGCTTGTGTCAATTCTGCCATCTCTTCAATGCACTGTCTGCTTTGCGAGTCATATCCGTAATGTTCGGCAATAATCTTTATTTTCTCTGCTTCGTCCATGCTATACATCCCCAAATTCGTTAATAGCTTTTAACTTTTTTTCCAAGTTATCTATTTCACTTTTCTTAAGATCAATGGCTCGATCAAAATAATGTGCAAATATTTCTTTTGCTTTCTTATCATCTTTTTCTTCTAAGACAACTACGTTTCCTCCGATTAAACTCGCAACATCTTCTTTTTTAACGAACGAACTAAAATATCCGTCCGGGAATCTGCTTATCGGTTTATAAGTTTTTGGCTTTTCGTCCACTTCACATTCAGAATATGTGAGTTTTGGATTACTTCCGTATAGTCCTTTCAAAATGTAAAAATGTAATTTCATATACTATACCTCCACATCTTCATCTTTCGGAAACTGAAAAATCACATTATTGACATATTCGATTTTCGACTTTTTATCATCTGTGATTGTGATAATTCCGTTCGTTTTTGTTATTTCAAGTAATTCCCTAAACTTTTCTGAAGGTTCTATATTTTGAAAAACAACTGGCATCCCTGTATAAGCACTTCTCAACATTTCCATTGCTTTCATGGCTTTTTCTTGTGTAGAATATTTTGCAACTGATGACATATACAATTCTGTTGGAGGAGCAGTACAACCTATCGTTGCTACAATCCTGTTGTCTTTTGTAATTGAAAATACAAATTTCTTATACGGAATATCTTGCATTCCATCCTGGCTAATTACTCTCATTTTCTACCCCTCCGTCACAAAACTTGGTTCTTCTTTCGCTTCCACGTCTGCCACAACTTCAAATGGCTGTGAATTTTCGTTTTCTGCGATTTCTGCCCGCGAATTCTGATAAATCTCATCCATTTCGATAAACGCTTTATTTGCCATGGTGTCATAATTCTTCGGATATTTCCTCGTAGCATTATTTAGCATTTTTCTTACAATCATACTTTCTGGAGTGTCAAGCCACGAACTGCTAATAAACGGTTTTGCAGCTTCGCACGAAATCATATCATCAATGGTTTCGCATTTTCTCAAAGCATTCAATACCTCCGCTTTTTTCTCCTTGATCTGCTCTTTTTGTTTTTCTGTTGCCTTATATCTGTCAGCGCAAATCCCGAATGTAGCATTTATCATATTTTGTTTCACATGGGCAAGAAAATTCACTTTCACACTTTCCCTATTTGCCATAAGATATACAACTGTTCCATCTGTTAGTTTTACTGGATATACGACTCTCGCAGCCTTTTCAGATAGTCCTTTTTCTTCCCACTCAGGAGGTGTTATCTCAATACCTTTATGCTTTGGTGGAATATATGTATCTCCTTCTTTGACAACCCAATATGGATAAACTCTATCTACATCTTTTCCGTAGTTACTCAAAAGTGCGTCATATCCTGCGCCCTCAATTCCAAATTCTACCATTTGTTGCCAAATGTCTTTTCCATACTCATCTATACCAACTTTTACATTTCTTAACTGGAAATAACACTCTCTCGGATAAGCACTTGGGTTGAGTTTTAGACTTGCACAATGCTCAACGATTCCTCTTAAATTGCTTGTATCAAGACTTCCCATATTTACTTTCGGGTTTGTTCTTACAAGATTATAAATAGAAGTCATTGCTTCTAATGCGCATTTCTTAGAATAATCATCAAACTTTACACCACAAGAGTCATAATCTCTTTCTATAAGGTTTGTAATCGTATTTGACCATTCGCTAAGCCCTGTGGTAAATGCTTTTTTCTCCTGATCCACTTCTGTGTTATTTTTTTCTACCTGTGCATTCTCTGACATAATTTATTCCTCCTACAATAACCCTTTGTTCAATTCATCTAATCGAAACTTTATTCCCTCGGCTTTTCCTTTTGAAATAAGTGCTTCTTTTTCGATAATGCAGATGCTCGAATTGTCGAAATCTTTTTTATCAACTGCGATTGCAAATAACAATCCCTCTTTCTTCATGGATTCTCTCAATATTTCCATGTGAAGTCTTATGTATTCTTTTGTTTCTTCTGACATTTATTCCTCCACCTCTTCCGCTACTCTTAATTCCCCATCGTACTTGTAAACCGCACCATCTGATGTATCTACTTCCGTCACAACCGCCTTTGCCTTTCCGGCTTTTACAATATCTCCAAGTTTCGGAAGGAAGTTGCAAGCAAAAACATAGTCTTTTCCGATGGCTTCTCCATGCTTTAAGTATCGTGCTTTAATTGCGATCATTCTTTACACCGCCCTTACATTTTCTACATGGTATCTTCCAAAACCACTCGTTCTGCCACTTCCAATTCCAAGTCCAAATCCTGCAATATTGATGATATTGATAATCTGTTCCGCAGAATATACATTTTCCATATAAGAAATTGTGAATGTTGCGCTCCATCCAGTAAATCGATTTAGATGAACAAGCACTGGACTTCCTTTCTTTGGAGACATCAATTTCTCATCAATAAAATGCTCTGCAAATTTAATCGGAACTAAACCGCTTTTATCCACCATGTTCACGTTTGCATCAAATTTTGTCTTGTACTTGTCGATCTCGGCGCGAACTACAGCGTCTCCGAAAGATTTTTTCAACCCAAAATCAGTAATGCAAGGCGCATTTTCCTTTAATGCTTTTGCAAGACCTTTTTCTGAAAAATCGGTAGGTTTTCCGTTGTACCAGTGCATAGAGGTAATAATTTCTTCCCACGTATTAGGTTTTGTAGTGTCTTTTGCCTTATCCTTTCTCTTATCGATCAACTGCTTTGCATTGACATCATTCATTTTGTTAAGGACTAAATCACTATCCCCTACAATAGTTACTTCCATAAATTTATTTCCTAACGGCTTTAATTCAATTACATATTCATTTTTCATTTTTATAACCCTCCTGTATGTTTTTCCGTTTGACCGTCCAATTCGTTGCAATAGTCTGTTTTCTTATATGCTCTTCTATTCTTCGGTTTCGTAATCTTCAATATTCCGTCCTATTCATTCGTAAAGTTTGGTTTCGGTTACTATTGCAACCAACAAGACGGTCAAACTGTTATGGTTTCATATTCTGTCTTTTACTTTCATAGCCTATTATTCGTTATAATATGCTTTACTTTTATCTGCCAATGATAGGCATAGGTATTGACTTGAAAACATGCAATATAGTATGTTATTCTTTCATATAATTTGTTTAGATGATTTTTCCTGTTTTTTCGTTAGTTTTGTTTTTTATTGCCAGCAATCAAGCCAACAGCTATACCTACCATCTTCGCCTGCATAATTCACAGATAGAATGTCTTGTAGTGTAGTATCGTGTCGTGATCTTTATTGATATACCTTATGTTTCTTTGACAGTCTATCTGTCAACTACACAGGCGATAAGCAGATATTCAGTTTTTAAATACTTTCTATTGCTTCAAATACCTGTTCCAGTTCGGAAAGTGTATGGTATTTTCGCTTAAATGTTTCTAACTCATTCAATGCCTTTTTCAAAAGGATCTGATACTCGTTTTCTTGAACAAGAAATTGCTGTGTCGGCTGATATGTATTTTTCTCCGTAGTTATGTGAAAACATCGTACTGGCTGTTCTTCACTTGTTTTTGGAGTAAATACCAACATCCTCAGTACATTTCCAGCCTGTTGCAATCGGTATCGTTCTGCTGCCACGCTATCATCCCATTCAAAACACTTGTGAAGTTCGGATGTTTCATCTCTAGCCTTTTCAAGAATTTCTTGTGGTGTAACTTTTTTATCTCCGATTTCATCAGCGACTTTTTGAGCATCAGCCTTATAAATTCCTTTGATTCTCCATTCTGCTCTCATTTTCCACTCCTAATCAAACATTTCTAGCAAACTACAAGCTCCTTATCATTAGAAACAAACAATTTTATAACTTGGCAGTTCATATCTGGAAATCTACCATCGCTGACCGCTTCCGAATTATCTACGAAAAGAGGGCAACTAACTTCATATAATTCAGATAGTGCCTTGCAAATATACATTCCTGCCACGATAGATTCTCCATTACTCATATTGGTTCTTCCATCCCACTGACATTCACAAGTTTCTCTGATTCCAGAATTTATCTGAACTTCAAAAAGTTTAAACGTAACTCTTCCCCCAAACTTCTCGTTAATCACAGAAGAAATTCGATTCATTTTCTCTCTGATAAATTCTTCTGTTAAATCAATCATTTGTTCCTGTTCTGCAATCTTCTGTCCGACTTCCGCTTTTTCTTTTTCCAACTCTGCAATACGCTCTTTAACTTTTGAATTGTCCACAGATTTGATTTTCGCAATAATATCTGAGATTTCATCACGCAAAACAGCTTTTTTTGCTTCTAATTCTGTTTTTCCAACTGTTTCTTTGCTCATTTCTTCGATTTCATTTTCCAACATAAGAATCTGTTCGCTGATTTTTTTGTACTCTTCATTTTTTAACATATCGGCTACAGTCGGGATCGATTCAAGAATTTCTTTCTTTTCTTTTAATGTTTCTTCGAATTTTGCGATTTCTGCATTGACTGCTTCCAGTTCCTGTTGTTTATCATTAATGATTTTCTGATATTCTCGAATATTATCTGCTGCTTTCTGTCCTTTTTCTGTAATGGATTTCAGATTGTTTTCTCTGTTCTTTTCAAACTTTTCTTTATCTGAAATGTAGCGTTCTTCATATTCAGCCTTCGATTTTTTATATCTCTCTTCGTCATTTTTCTTTCTTTCCTCATAATCAGAAATACGCTTTTCTCGAACTTCTTTCGGAAGAGATTGACCGCAAGTCGGACAAATCAAATCGTCTTCTGCAAGTTCCGGCAATGGCGTATATTCTAGGAATGTCTTCATTTCTGGGAACACGCTTGCTTTTTCGCGTCTCCATTCATCTATAAATTTCTTTTTATCAGTTTCCGCACTCTCTTTTTGCTTTTCTGCGCTTTCGATATCCACCGCAATAGAATTAGCCTGTCTTTTCAAAGACATTAGTTTTTCTTCTACTTCGTTGCATTCAGAAGCCACACCTCTTCTCTTTTCCATCAGAATCTCTGTTTCTTTATTGCTGATATCGCTTAAATCAAATTTCAGGTTCATCACTTGTTCTCTTTTAGCATTGATCTCTTTGCTTTTCTCAGTTCCACCAGCAAGTTTATCCTCTACTTTTTTCAAAGCAGTTTCTTTCGCAGCTTTTTCCACTTCAAGAGCACCGACATCTACTGTGACAAGCTGTTTCGATACTTCATCAATGCGTGCCGGGATCTCTGTCATTTTCTCTTTTAATGTATTCTTCGCTTTTGTATACTTTTTCAGAATATCGTCCGTGCTTGCGATTTTCAGCTCTGGAATAAGTTTTAAAAACTTTTCTCCGTACCCCTCTGCAATCTGAACATCTGAAGAATCTGCAACGAACTGCATCAAGATTTCTCTCTGTTCTTTCCACGGTAAAGAAGTAAATGCGATCGGATTTGTAACAAGGTTGAAAATCTTTTCGTCAATCATGCCGGAAATAAACTCTTTAAAATCTTTTTCTGATTTCGGATAACCGTTGATTTCAAACTCATTAACATTTCCTTGAAACTCTGTTGTTCCTGTCCCTCTTTTCTTCACAAATTTTTGTTTTTGAACTTTTTTCAAGGTATATTCTTCTCCATCGACAGAAAGGATTGCTTCTACGCATATTTCCAGATTGTCAATCATCTTTCCGTCTTTATCTAATGTGCGAATATCAAACTTTGCACTTCCATGCGAATCTTTTCCGAACAACAACCATGTGAAAGCATCAAATACCGTTGTCTTTCCAGTTGCATTTGCGCCATATATTTTCGTTAATTCGCCGAATGAAATTAACTTGTTCACACATCCCTTAAAATTCTGGATGTGAATACTTTTTAATTTAATTATTTTCATACATCTTCTTTCCTTTCTACTTAATTTATTCACATTTTTTAATTGATTATATATGTACCTCCGCGCTTTTTTGATTTTCTTGAGCGTACTTTTCGACTTCCAGTCTGGTCATTGTCTTACACTCTAATGCGTACGGATCTTCCCAGCGGATGATCCACAAAATAAGCTCCTCGTTCATTTCATTAGGTGTTCCGCTATTTCTCTCTCTATTTCTTGTGCTAATTTTTTCATTTCCTCTTCTATTTCTTCTCGCGTCATTGCGGATAATTCAAATATTTTTTGCATTAATTCTTCTGCATGTTTTTTTCACACGATTCTTCGAGGGTGTTTCTTATTCCTCTTAATATCGCGATTGTTTCTGCTTCTAATAATATTAAATTTCCTTCCATTTCCACATTCCCTTTATCGCATGTAATCATCTTTACAAATCTCCTTTCGTTAGTTTTTTTTAATTTTTGAATCTGAAATCCATTAAGTCCGCTAACATTAAATATTCTTGTGCTTTCTTTGTCTCTCCATGCGTTTCGCAGACATTATCTCTGAACTGCGCAAGCGTTCCGTAGAAACATCCACAGCGTACGCCTACATCTCCATCTTTAAGCCGGAAGAATGTGGTTGTGCGATTACAAGATCCGAAACCGTGAGCATATGCATAATCCTTATCGCCGGAAACCCGTGCATCGCCGAAAACCTGTGCATCGCCGGAAACCCGTGCATTGCCGGAAACCCGTGCATCGCCGGAAACCTGTGCATTGCCGGAAACCCGTGCATCGCCGGAAACCCGTGCATCGCCGGAAACCTGTGCATTGCCGGAAACCCATGCATTGCCCATATGACTCAGGTTTTCTTCTTTTTCTATGTATCCTCCCAAATCCCCGGCTTTTACATTGCCAAACTCAATTAACGCTTTAATGCGAAACAATTTCACGCCGGAAATATCTACAATAAATTCGCTTGTTAGTTTAAACTTCTTCACTTTTCTCATCCTTTCTGTTACAATAATCTTGGTTGTTTAGTTATGCGTCCTAGAGGCTGCCGCCTCTTATGGGCGCTTTTTTGTTCTGTAAACGTCAAAGTCTTCTTGGTTGCCTACGCTTCCCCACGATGTGATCTGATCATTTTTTACAAGTACGACCGTATTTACATAATCCTGATCGTATTTCAGACACCAATCTTCGAGCAGATCCAAGATGCAGTTCATTTCTTCTTCAGCGTCTTTCTTTACCTCTCTGTCCATTTCTTTGTACATTTCTTTGTTCGCCTCCTTAAATCGGTCCTGCCTGCAAGATATAAATGATTACAGCCATGACAACAATGATGATCCATTGCGCGGTAATTATTATTTGTTCATCACTTATTTTATTTTTCTTTTTTTTCATTGCTTCAATAACCGGAGTGTTCGTTGTGTGCTCAAATTTAAGTACATCAATTTTGCACTTCGTCGGTTTTGTTTCCCGCATACTTTCTTTCACCCTTTCTTATTCTTCTAAACTTATCCACATTCTTAATATTTCCCGTTCTCTTATTAATAATTTTCAAATAAAAATCCGTTTCTTGGACAAGCGCCCAATTTTCAGCATTCAAGTGATGCGCGGATAAGCATTCCTTTTGCTGTCTCGTTAATTTCTTTGGCTGCTTCATATTTTCTTTTTACCTCTTTGCTTTCTCAATGTCTCTTCTTACCCGAAAAGCATTTGCATTTGACAACAGAACTGCCCTGTCCTCTTTCGGAAGAACTAATAATGTAGAAATAAATTCTTTGATTTCTTCCTGTTCTTCTTTTGGTATTGCCATTTCTAATACATCTCCTGCCATTTTTAACACCTCTTCTCTAAAGTATTTCCCTTTAAAAACTGATTCACGAAATATATCTGTCCTTTTCCAGTAACCTTAGTTGTTTTTGTAATTCTCACGCTTCCGTCCGGATTCTGAACATTACTTTCCTTAATTTCAAACAATCCTTGTTCCACATACCGTTGCATTGGCGTATTTCTGGATGAACCGCTTTTAATAAGGAAGTTATTCTGTCGCATCCACTCGAATAATCGTTTTTGTCCGATTTGCACACCATTCTGACAAATCAACTTTGCCAAGTCTCCGATAAGAATTGATGTGTGGCTTATGCTGACTGCATCTGCAAAGATTGTTTTCGGCTTGTCCTGTTCGATTTTCTGTTCAAGAGCCTTGTTATCTGTTTTTAACTGTTCAATAGTCTTATCTGCCATCTTCAATGCTCTTGCCATAATCTGCTCTGGTGTATTCCATGCTTTCTCAAGGTCAATGAAGTACTGCCTGCATTCTCTTCCTTTTTCAGTTCTACTCATAAGACAAATATGTTTCGCCATATCAATAGAAAGATTGTAGTCTTGAATTTCTTGTTCTCCGCCGTATTGATTGCCCTGTACCTTTAGGTACGCCCCTTCAAAATCTTCCCCTTCAACAAACCCTTTACTATTTGTTTCAAACCACGCACTAAAGCGTTTTCCTATATTTAGTTGTTCGTGTAAATCTCTTGCCGATACTGTCGGCTGTTCTTTATCAAAATTCACTTTGATAAGCTCGTTCATTTTCTATCGCCCCTTTCTGTGATATAATTTTCCCTGAAGGGAGGTGTTTCTCATGGATAGTGCTAAAAGCATTGTTAAAGAACTTCTTATTTGTGTAAATGAACATGATGTCAAACATATCAATGAACTTCTTTTAAAAGATACCGCTTATGCATTTGCTCTCGCAGAATGTATAAAAGAAGATTATGCAACTAGCATACATGTTTCCAAAACGGCAAATAACTCTTTTGTTTTTCAAGAACTAGAAAATTGTTCTTTAACATCCAAAGGCTTGAACTTTTTACAAAATTCTTGACCGCTAATAACATAATAGCGATAGCGTGTAGGAATACTTCGGGGGATTTCTTCTCCTCGCACGAGATAATCTCCCGAAAAAGCCTTTATACTTTCCTGTTCTTCAAATGGGAAAGAAATTTCAACACTTTTTTCCTCTGCGGAAAGTCGAAATATTATAGCATCTGAAATTCCTCCAAACTCTTTGAAAAATTCATCCAACTTTAAATAGGAAAACATAAAGGCTTCTAATACTTCTGAATTTTCTTTGAGATATTTAGCCATGTTTTCGCCTCCTTATCACACCTTGTGTGATTATACTATCACACTATTATGACTTCGTCAACACTTTTGTTTGACAGGGTGTGATTTTTTTGGTATTATCAAATCATAAGGAGGTGATATAATGAAAAATAGAATTTTAAAAATAAGAAAGGATTCTAAATTGAATCAAGAAGACTTCGGATTGAGATTGAATTTAACAAAAAATTACATTTCTCTTATAGAAACAGGAAATCGCATCCCGTCTGATAGAACTATTTCTGATATATGTAGGGAATTTAACGTCAATGAAGATTGGTTAAAAAATGGAACTGGAGATATGTATAAAGAAAAAGACGGTTCGTTTTCAGAATTGCTTGTAGAATTAGAAGACTCTGATGATGATTTTATTAAAAGTTTAATTACCGTATATATGGGATTGGACGAAGATAGCAAAAGTGCATTAAGAAAGATCGCCAAGGGTATGGCAGAAAAATATAAAAGCCGGGAGAATTAAATTTCTTCCGACTTTTTCTCTTTATACTTCTTATATCTAGCAAGAACATAAAAATAGATTTTCATTATGTAATCTTCACAATCAATCTCGTTAACCATCTTAATAATTTTCTCTTTGTACTCCACAGTAACCCTCCTTTTGCAAAAACACATCCGAAATTCCTTTTTTTATATTATCCAACAGGAATTGCTCAATTACAAGAATATTTAGAACATATGTTTTCTTTATATCCTGTATTTTTACATGTGGACGTTGTTTTAAAACAGTTGTCGTTTTTTGTCGACTTGAAAATTTGAATAATAACTTCAAAAATGTTAAAATGTTATCGGTTTTGGGAGTGAATTGCGGTTCACAAACACTCCCAAGCCAGAACTTGAAGCGCCCTGTTTAACAGGACAATTCATAGTTTACCATATAAAACAACCAAAAAGAATACTACGAGAGGTAAAGAAATGAACAAAAGTAACAAATCAATAACGGACAAAGGTTTTACACTAATGGATAATTTTCGTGAAAACATTAACTCTTATATTGGTAACATGACACTAAGCGAATTATCAGAGCGCGCCGGAATCCCATTTTCCACGCTACGAGGTATGCTGTACGAAAATAGTTCTGACTGTAACTTGTCGAATGCTGTAAAACTCGCCAAGGTATTCAGCATCAGTGTAGACGAACTATTCGGAGCGAACACAATGGAAGAACGTACAACAGATTGTTTGAATACTTGCAGAGAACTTCCGGAAAATTCGAGATATCTGATCAGTTGGTTTATACAACATCAAAAGACATTGAATAATAGGAAAGAAAACCATAAATCAGTAAGTATTATGAAGCCTAAGTATAAAAATGGTCATTTAGTTCCATCAAACGATTTTTTCTCGATTGATATTGATGATTTTTCCGACAATATTAAGGCAAAAGTATTTTGGGGAATCCAAGTTAATTGTGAAGATTTTATGCCCCATTATTCTCCGTATGATATCCTTTTGCTTGCGAACGACAGAAAACCATACGAAACAGAAAAGTGCGTTTTTCTTTATTACGGGAAAATGATGATCGGAATAAGAAAAGAAGAAGAGAATAGTGTTAAATATTATGGAATTCGCAATAGAAATGCCATTATAAACGAATCCGACATTGATGAGTTAATGGGATACATTGTCGAAACTACCACTGTTTAATATTATAGGCGGGGATGCCCCGCCTATTGATTATGCAACTTCAAAATAATGTCCGATCAAATCTATGATATCATTTTGCAATGCATTTCCTGAATCTCTTGTACATTTATACACAATCTCATTTTGAATATAATATTTATCTTTGTAACATTGCATGTTTTTTCTCCACGGAATAGGATCATCTTTTGTTCCACTGTGTTCCTCATCTACAATTTCGTACAAACTTTCTGTTCCAGTTCCGGGCGAATGCTGCTCTTGAATCGTGAGGTTATCTTGATTTACGGAATAGAGTTCGTTTTCGTAAACAAACCTAAATCCTCTTTTCACCGTTTGTCCAACGATTTCACTAAATGTAGGGTGTAGCGACTTATAACGAATCGCTTCATCATTTGTGAGATTATAAGTGTTAATTTCTTCTGGAATTCTCACCATCATAAGCTCCATCGCAAGATCATTTTTTGTGGGGATGTATGGAGTTTCAAAGATCTCCTGATATTCTTGAACCCTTAAAATATGTTTCGGAATCATTTCTCCGTCAGGTGCTTGACTTTCTTCAACTACCTTATATGAGGTGACGATTTCAAATCCTTCCTTGTATTCCAAATCATCGCCTGTTACGATCGGTAAATATCCACTGTTAAGATAATCATCTTTATCGGGGGAAATAATTTGTTTATCGCCAACGCGTAAAACAGATGGTGCATATATCAATATTCCGTCTTCTAATTTTCCAAAGTTCGTATTCATATTTTCTCCTTATTTTTTACAGCATATTCCACTTCAATTCCCGCATCTACGTCTCCACCGTCTACCGTGATAACTGTTGTTGGATGGTATGTTGTTAATGCTCTGATTGCATCTTGTTCGGATTGTGAGATAGGGACTATCACCTCTTTTTCTAACACATATTGCAATGTAGTTTTGCTTTGTGACAACCAATTTCTTAGCGTTTCTACATCAGGAAACACATCTTTAGGCAAATTAATTCTTATAATCCTTGTGAACATATCTTGACCTAACCTATCAGTTGCCCAAACTCCGGACTTATATGATGAAAAAGTTAAAGACGACCTTTGCCCCACATTATTACTAATGGCTTCTCTAAGTATATACCCAAAATTATTGATGTTTCCGTTACTTCCATAAAACTTCCAATCTTCATTCCCATTTAACATAACGCTTCTGATTCTTCTAGCAATCCCATCTTTTGTAATTTTATCTTGATATTTTCCGATGCCCCTAAGAGGTTCATCCATTGTTATTGTAGCAGTCTGTTCGGGGAAATATGGTTCATACGGCTCGGCAAAAGTTCCCTCATTTAACATTACATAACACTGTTTGTTTTCGATAGGTTTAGAATTTGTTCTGTCAAATAAGGCAATTTTCACTCGACCGTTTTCATCGCTTGTCACCGTTACTTTTTTCCCTTTAAAAACTGCGGTAGTATTACATTGATATATTTCATCATCAACATTTGTAAAATATAAACTTCTACTTGTGTCTTTATCTTGACTATTGCAAATACCTTCGTTATTTGTTGATAAAGTGTACTTTGTGTTTGGTTTCAAAGTCAATATAAGTTTTCTAACGCTATTGTTTCCACTCACAGGTTGCAATGGTAATTTTAAAAAACTATCTATGTTAAACAAATTCTTCCCAGTCACTCTAACATCCACTTCATACTTCTGCTTCTCATCATTCCATTTTCCAACATTCTTAATCTGTTGTGGATAGTCGTGTGATGGGGATGGTTTGCCGCCTGTGTAAGGTTCATAAGGGCTAGCAGTTTGCCCCTCGGTTATCATTAGTCTATATCTTGCATTACCGCCTACTTTTGACACAATTCCCGGACGTATATTCAAGTCATCTTCTTTTGGCACAAAAGTTTGGTTTTTGTGCCAAGCACTAACACTACCTGTGAAACCAAAAAATCCTGTAAAATCGTCCGGGTTGTCAACCGAAAGGTAATACGATTTTCCGGCTTCTATTGATGGGATTAATTCTTTTAATGTTTTCGGTGAAGTAGTGTTGTAAACTTTTTGCATAATAAATCCATCTTCATCAACAGAAAAACCAGAAATATTTTTTAACGCGCTTACATCAAACAACTGCTTCCCAGCTGTACTATTTTGATGTGAATTACCTAGTATACTAAATCGTTTAAAAGGAGCTTGTCCGCAATTTGTCAATATCACTTGCTTTATTCCTTTTGACGTTTCGTAGTTAAATTTGAAAGTCATAAAAGCTCTTCTTTTTAAAAATATCATGTAATATCAAACTCCTTCCAAAACATCGCATTTTGTTCAATCTGACAACAATATTTCTTGTTTGCCTGTGTGACGAATCCATCTAACGCGATTGTTGACGGTAGTATCACCTTAGTTGGCGTTGATCCACTTGTGAACCAAAATGGATAGATATTTACGGCATCAGGTAACTCTTCTTCAAGCGTTAAATTTAACTCTGTAACTTCTCCCCATACTGCTTGTACGTTCGGTTTTAACGCATATGTAGTTTCTTGAGGACGTTCTTCTTTTATGTTTGTACTGATCGGATTTTTCTGTAAATAATTTTTAATTGCTTCCTGAAGCTGCTCTGGTGAAATCTCGCCTCCGCTACTTCTAATTTTCTTTAGCAAAATTGCATATACTTCGTCTGCTCTCATAGTTGTACCTCATCAATTTACAATTTATACCATTGATCTGTTTCCTTATGGAATTTATAATAATCTCCGGTGTCAAGACATAACGCCGAACTTCCTGTGCCTACATAATGCGGAAGTTTTGATATATCACTCGATAATCCCTCATAGCTTCTGATATTCCCTCTCACATCCACACAAGCAAAACTGCCTAAATCCCATATCTCTTCTCCCGGCTGATACGTCTTTCCGTCCACAACCGTTATTGTTTGTGCTATCGCCATTTCTGTTCCTCCTACGCTATTTCAAAATATTGTCCAATGAGTGCCGATGGTTTAAAATACAATTTTTCTTTTTGACCATACATTGATTCTGGATTAAGAACTCCACCTCTCTTACACAAATAAACTAACTCATTTTCGATATAATACTTCCCGTATTCATATTCAAATCCACTTACGTTTACGCTATCTGGCACGGGAATAGGATCTGAATACGATCCTTCGTAACCTTCGACAAGCTGTGTCCACAATGTAGGTTCTGCCCCCGGAAAACGGTCCTTTTGTTTCTGGTGATTCTTATTCAGATTCCACAAGAACCCTCCAAAGTTTCTTCTTTTATCTTTTTGGTTTTGTACATCATATGCGTACCCGTCTGGATCATCTTCCCAATCTGCGTACAGCCCTTTTACTTCAACGGCTTGTGCGTCCGTATTAGTGAGAGAAGCGATTTTTGCCTGATCCACAACCGCTTTTTTACCGCTAATCACTTTTTCGATGTAACTTTGAGTGTTTGATACCTTTTCGTTATACTTTTCGAGATATTTTCCTGTTAATTCATCGCCGTACTCAACCGAATTAACCGCTTCCTTGCTCGTTAATCCATCAATATAATCCAACAAACACTGCGCATAACTTTCTTTTTCTAAACGCTTGATCTCTTGCTTTTTATACAAGTCAGTAATTTCTTCCTCATTCAATTCTCGTGACTGTCCGGTTGAATCTTTTAAAATAACTGACATTCCGCTTGAAATACTGTCTTCGTATGCGTTTCTAATGGCAATCATGTCAGATTCGTTGTAGCCAAACGCATAAGACGCTATCATAACATCTGACAATATTTCATTTTGTACTTTCATCTTAATTTCCGCTTTTTTACTTTCCTTTACCTCATCCAATGTAGGGTTGTAAGGTTTAGGATTAGGAGAAATTTCAGGCTCGACATATACACTTCCGTCGTTTGATAATTGATATCCGTTGTACTTTTTTGTAACAGAATCATTCCTGTAAATAGTTGTAAATTTTTGATAAAAAGTCCCGCCGATATCTATTGTGCATTCTTTATCAAGAAATAGATCAAACCCATTTTTATTTTCTATTACATCAGTTCCAAACTTAACCGTAACGATATTATTTGTCGGAATTACGGTTGCTTTGTGCGGAGTTTTTTCTCCTAAGAATCTTATATATGCCATATGTATTTCTCCTTTTTATTTGTTTGAATAATGCGTATTTGTTGGAGTTGCAACCTGAAACTGGAAAAGTCAAAAATCATGTTATCGAAGAAGATAGCAATGCTAATGGTAAATATCGCAAATGGAGCGACGGAACTCTTGAAATGTGGTTCAATTCTCCATTTACGTGCGCGATCGGAACAAAAGCTGGTAGCATTTACACAAGCGGACAATTTACATTAAACTTCCCGGTTGCATCAAAAACAAAATGTAATATCGTGCTCACAATAGGAGCTGGCGGCGCGATATGGGGCAAGGTGTACGGATCTGCAAATGACTACAAATCAAGCTTTTCATACCATTTGCTTGCTGCTACGGTATGGAATACAGCAAGTTTTGATTTATCCTATTACGCGCGTGGAACGTGGAAGTGATAAGCGTTATTTAATTTCCCACTCCGCATCGATAAAAAGATAGCTGTTTGTTGCTTTTGGTATGCAGATAAACAAATTTCCGTTTGTCCTTGCCATAGATGTGCAGGCCACCGGATTTTTATATGACCCATCTGACGCTGTCACATTTACAACAGTATCATTTAATGGGCGATACTGTGACGGTATCGTAAAAACATTGTCGTACACATTATTCGCGACTATTGTGGCAGTTGTATAAATTTCCATATTTAGGTGTATCGTTTTACCGATTTTATACGAGTTGTTTGCTATGGCTGTCCACACTCCGACCCTTATTCCCAGATCGGTCGGTGTGAGCGTCTTTTTATCATGATGCGCTTGTAATTGTAACAAATATGCATTTAGCGCAGCTACAGCCTGCGCTCCTGCGATCATCCCCGGTGTTTTGTTCGCCACTATATCATCAAGATTGTCTATGATTCTAGATTTATCGGCGGAATCGTTTATAGCTTGGCATATTTCATTAATTTGTTTAGCCCCTAGATTACTCCCGGATTGAGTATAATCTGTTACGTCTTCCAAAGAATAGCTTGCATCTTCGTTTTGAGTAATTAAGTACTTTCTTTTTCCAGCCATGCTTGAAGCTAATATATCATCTTTAAAATTGACAGGTAATTCTTGCTTTGGCATTATATTCTTACCTCCTTAAATCTTCCAAGAATAAATGGAATTTTTCTAAGACCGATAGTCTGTCTTTCAATAATATCTTTCATTTTTTCACATGCTTTTTCCAATCTGTTAAGTTCATCGTATTTGATAAACATTCCATTCGGATAGAACGTCTTTTTGATTCCGATATCCTGTGTGAAAATTGATTGATTTATCTTTTCTATATTACCCTCAAACAAATTGAATTTCTCATAATCCCACAACTCCAAATAATCAACAATATCTTCTCCCATATTTTGAATCGAAAATTCTTTATTAACTTCATTTGCTTTTTCTTTTAAATATAGGATATTGTTTTTTATTCGGTTGTAATCTTCTAAATTCATTTTGTCTGTAGACGCCCAATTTGTTTTTGGTTTTATCCAATCTACCTCCATGACATTTCCACCTTTCTAGCTTTCATGTTTCCAGACCACGCTCCGTTAAAGGATATTTCATTTTGATAAGAGCGAATCAAAGCGTCTTCTCTTCCTTTTAGTTCCATGTAGAACAAATCATTCGCCTCCGTTCTTGGGTCTCCACGCCACGAGATTTCGTAGTCTATGTTTCCGAGATAATATTCCGCTATCCATTCTTCCAAATCTTTTGCGTGCTGAATTGTGCTTATAAGAGGGTTATTCCATGTGATTTCTTGACCGTTTACGTTGTGATTCACAATGTAGTTATTTTCTTCTGTAAGATACTCATATCCCTCAACCTTTACTTTTACATCTGTTTTTGCCTTTATATTAGTGATTCGCACTTTAATGTAAAAATCGCTTGAATCAACAATACTCACTTTTAACTCTGGATTTTCTGGAACTGATACTTTAAATCCGTATGACGGCCTGTTAAAGTAAATCGTATATTCAGAATCGCTTTCAAAAGAAACTGTTTCTTGGATAAGCTCTTCAATCGCTCCGGTGCTTTCCTTGTAATTTTCTCTAGTAATCACAATATTTTTTATTTTTTCATATCGTGTTCCGGTAGGATTTTTAATCAAATCCCTTACCCTGTCCAATCTATAATCCGTAACATCATTAATCAAAATATTATCTATGAATAATCTTGAATTTGAATATCCTTTTGTTACCTCAATTACCATTTTATTAAACTCAAGAAAAACATGATCTGTTAAAAAACTAATATCCGGTTTTTTTACAATAAACTCTTCTTTTAAGACTCCATTGTTATATGTTACTATTTTAAATTCTTCCGGTGCTGTGTTTCTAAAATTAATAATCAAGCCATACGCATCGAATGAAGATTCCAAGTTCACTGTGATTTTCGGGTTTTTTTGAAATATTCCATTTCCATCCGAAACAGAATCGCTTACATATCCAGTATTTAGGTAATTATTGTCTTTCGGCAAAAAATAAAGACTTCCATCTACTACGGAAAAGTCTTTACTTGCATTTGCGTAAGCATCTTTTTTACTCTCTTTCAAGATGTTGTCTATCTTACCAAAATTTGCAATATCATTTGTTTCGGCAATCATATTGGGAACAAATGATGAACGCAATATGATTTTATTTTTTCTATCTTCTCTCAATGCACATCTTCCGGCATTTGCAATAATCTGCAACGCTTCTGCATGACTTACAACTGGAAGTGGATTATACACAATTATCTTTTTTAAATATGGATCTATATAATATTCTCTTTCATCTGTAATTCCAGCGCTTTCCAAAACTTCTAAAGCCAAATCATATAAAGAGATTCCATCTTTTCTGTATTTTCCTCCGTAAAAGTTATCCCTCAACTGATAAAATCTATCTGTTGATGTAAATACAGCCTCTGTGTCATTTGCTGACCATGAATTAAGATATGTCGTTGTTTCATTAAGCCACTCTATATCACCGTTTCCTGTCACATCATATCCGAAGGTAACTTTCACTTCCTGTCCTATTTCCATATACGCAATAGCGCTTTCTGGATTGTCTACGCTATAATACAAATCTTGGTTATCAACCTTGATAGAAACATCCATACTTGGAATACTTTCTGATATCGGAGAAACATATTCTTTCATGCTGCAACCCATCACTTTTTCATTTGTAAATGTATTTGCAATTCCAAATATCATGTTTCCAATTCTGAGTCTGCCTTTCCCATTCACCATAGTTTTTGGCTTTATCCAAAAATAATTCGTTCCGTCAAAAGAATCTTCGGTAACAAATTTTTCCGAACTATTTTTATAGATTCTAGTGGTCAAATTTGTCTCTATAGTAAATTCTGTCGGATAACAATGACCGAAATCTATTGTTATTCCTTTTATGTCTAATCCTGATTTATCTGTAAATTCTATTTTCGCACTTCCAAGAATTTCATTTGTGATGATTCCGTTGTTATAAATTTCTAATCCACTATCTTTTCGCGGCGGAAAATACATTGTCCCATCGACTTTTGAGAAATTTTGTTCACATGTTGCGTATATTTTATTTACATCGTAACCATCAAACGGTTTTTCTTTATTTGCCAGATACAATAATTCCGTGTTTGTTACTTTAGCATTGTTCTGTGCATCAGAATTTACAACTCCTATGCTTACTTTTACATATCCTCTATTCCGAAACGGAAGTTTCATTGATTCTATGTATTCTTTACTTGCCATTTGCATATACGATCACTCCAAACCGGCGTCAATCAAATTAAATGAAAGCGTCTCATCTTTTGTTACCATATGAGTTAGCCTATCTACAAATAACGGTTTTCCGCTCCTATCTCCGGGGTACATTATAATAGTGATCGGGTGTCCCGGATTCGCCATATCTTCAAATGTAACAGGAACGTAAAATGGTTTTATGGCATCTAACATCATCTTTCGAGTTTCTGGATTAAGACCGACCCACTCGAGATTACTAAGTTTGTACAAATCCCTTCCAACTCTTTGACCAATAACTGCGTTGTTCTCATTTCTTCCACCGTTTACTGTCGTTGTTATCGTCCATGAAAACCCGCGTCTCGGCGGTGGAAAGTCATAACCATTTACGTTCAAAAACGATGATAATGCCATATTCAACCTCCTGTTTTTTAATAAAAAAGTACCTACCGAAGTAGGCGCTTTTCCTTTTAAGTAAACGAATATCCATTCCTTGCACGTCTCGAATCTGTGATCGACACTAATTCTCTTCCGTCTACTACAATTCGTTTTCCATCTCTAACCGCTTGTATCAATTCTCTCAATAGGTTTTCTTGCTCTCGGTTTTCCATATTTGCACGAGAAAAACCTCTGTATGCCGCTTCTTCAATTCCTTTTTGAATATCCAAATTATTTGCAACCGCAGTTCTTCCATCGGAAAATGTCCCTACCAACTCGTTATGATTTGCCATAAACAATCCGTCTTCCGGGAATCCTCCTACTGAATACTTCGGTATTAAATCTGCCAATGTAATTTTTCCTATTCCGTTGGCATATCCATGACCTTTCCAGCCGTTTGACAAGCTTCCGTATCTAGCCAATGTATACCTAATAGATGCTAATATGTTTGACAATGGATCGTAAATATCCTTATCATATCCAGGATATGCGTACGTTCTAAAAGTCGGATCAATTACCTGCATCAATCCTTTGGAAGGCGTTCCTTTGATTGCATTTATATCCCATTTATTAATTGCTTTTGGGTTTCCGCCGGATTCCGTCTGCATCTGATAAAGCAAAAGGTCTAAATTTGATTTTGAAAATTGACCTGTCATTTTCAATGCTTTAGTGGCAATGTTTCTCCATTGTTCAACTCCGGCTGATGGGTTATATTTTGGCTGTATTGAATCAAATATTCCGCTTACATACTGTACAATTCCATCAAATGTCTTGTTTATAATTCCACCTGCCACACTCGACCACGGTTCAAATAAATTTGATATATTTGCAAACTTGCTGATTGCAACTTTTACAATTTCTCCTGGGTTTGTAAGATAATCCAACACATTCCCTGTAAAACTTTTTACCGAACTCCATGCGTTTTCAAAAAACTCACCTATTCCGCCTTTAAAATGTGGAGCGCCTGACATAAACGCCTTTGTTTGATTCGCGGGCATTATTTTTGTACCTTTTTCAAGCGGCAACATGACATTTCGCCCATCGGGTATAAACGGTTTTCCTGACGGCGGAATAATAAGCTCTTTGTAAGTTGATCCTGCTTGGTCATTCACGATTCCAAGTGTGTTTTGCGGAACTCCATCCGATCCTTTAGCGAACTTTATTCCATCCCACTCACTTACTCGTGTGTCTGATCCCACTTTTTTAAGCACCCAGTTCACACCTTTTATAACGCCATTCACAAGTGTTTTAATAGGCTTAAATGCGTTTTCTGCAATTTCTTTAAAGAAGTCTCCTAACCCCTTCCAAATGTTCTTTATGGCATCATATGCGTTTTTAAAAGCCGTTTTAAACCACGGACCCACATTTTTAAAAGGAGATTTAATGGCTTCCCATTTTTTTGAGAACCAAGATTCAATGAATGACCAAGCTTTTTTAATACCTTCATACCCTTTATCAAACTTTTCGCCAAACCATTCCGTTACAGGAGAAAATACTACTTTTATTCCTTCCCATAATCCTTCAAAAAATCCACTTCCGTTCTCCCAAGATTTTTTTGCTTCATCCCATCCTTTTCTGAATTGTTCGCCTATTGATGATGCTGTTTCTCCAACCCATTCCTTAATATTTCCTAATTGCAACATTAATCCAGAAAGACTCGTTGGGGGTAATGCAATGTCTCCGACTTTAACTTCGGCGTCTTCACTAAAGATTTTATCAACCAGTGATTGCAATGCGCCTCGTGCAAAATCATTCGGAAGGTTCGCCATAGCTTTAACTAATGCCTTTCCGAATTTGTATAAGTTCCAAGCTAAATCTCCCCACTCTATTCCGCATATAAAATCAACTATTTTTTGACCAATATCTTCAAATGTTTTATCGTCTTGTAAAGTGTTTATAAATTCCGTTAAAGACTCTAAAATTCCGTTGGCGAAATTACTAAATGTATCCGCTGCGATTTCAGGATCCCAATTTTCAAAAAATCCTTTTATGCTCTTTGCTATAGATTCCCCTAAATTTTCCCAGTCAAACTCTACAGCGAACGCATTTGCAGATTGAAAAGCTGTATTGATTGAATTAGCAACAGTTTTCCCTAAATCATAAAAAAGTCTAGGTTTTATTAAACCATTCAAAAAATCCGCCAACCCTGTTCCGAAATTTTTTGCTTTTTCATACACGGAATCCCAGTTAATTTTTTCTAACGTGTTTGATAATGTGACGCTTATATATTTGCCTAACTGTTCTAAACTTTTAATGCTACTTTTATATGCGTCCAACATCTTATCGTTCGGCTTAAAGTTGGCAATTAAACCGCCCACTTCACCTGAACCAGCACCACCTGATCCGCCTGATGCACCAGCTCCAGCACTACCAGTAGTACCATTATCAGGCTCAACAATATTCAATTCATCAATCCCTAAAGTGTGAAGCTTCTTTGCATTTTTAGCAGCTTGTCCGAGATTGTCAGATAAATCTCCTGCGCTTCCAGCTGAATCCGCTAGATCTCCAGATACGTCTCCTAAATCGTCAGTTATTCCTCCGCCACTAATCTCAAATTCCCACCCGAAAATCTGACCAAGTGCGTTTAATACATTCTGTGTAAAATCAATGACTTTCGCCATGACTTTATTTAAAGTTTGTACAAATGGTTTAAACGCTGCGATAAAACCAGTTCCAATGACGGAAGCAAATTTCTTAATTTGCTCTTGCAAAATACGAATTTGGTTCGCCCATGTTCCTGCCGTGCGTGCAAAATCGCCCTGTGCTGATGTTGTATTGGCAAGCACGTATTGATAACGCAGCATCGTTTTTTCAGCTTGTGACATAGACTGAACATTTGCATCCAATCCATTTTTCATCGCCCACTCTGCAAGTGTTGCCTGTGTTAAATCCAAACCGTACGTACGAAGTGGTCTTGTTTCCCCTGTGAAGATAGCGGACAAATCTTCCGCAACATCTTTTTGACTGACATTGTAGAACGATGCCATATCCGCCGTTAATTGAGTCAATGTCAAGGATACATCTGCCATAGAGTCTGACAGTCCGACATATCCACCTGTTGCCTTATTCAAAAATGAATTTGCACTTTCAATGGAACTTGTATCAATTCCCATTGCAGACCCCATCGCTTGAAAACGGCTGGCATACTGTTTAAATGACAATTCAGACATTCCAAACTGTTTAATGGAGTTTTGTGCGTACTCTTCCACTTTGCTTGACATATCGCCAAATACAGTGTCTACAACATTCTGTACTTCCACAAGGTCTGATGCAATGGTTATGGAATCTCCTATTTTCCCAACAAATCGGAATAATAGCCAGTACGTTGCGTACATCTTTCCAAGTGCAGACGCAAGTCCTTTTGTTCCTCTACTTGCCTTATGTGTAGATTTTGTATAAGTATTAAGGCTTCCGCTAAGAGCATTCGCCGCACGACCGGAAGATGCGCCTGTCCGAGCCAATTTTGCCAATGCATTTGTCATATCAATCAAGTTCTGACTTACTTTAGGTGCTTTAGATAGTTCAGACATTAACTGTCGCATAGACTTAGCAAGCAAAGGTATGTTTTCAATCGCTTTTGTAGAGCTTTTATATCCAAGTTGCGATATTCCCTTTGCTAAGTTTGCAACTTGCTCAGATGTTTTAGACACATTCACTGAGTTAAGGCTTTGCAAGCCTTTCCCGAAACCTACAATCGCGCTTGCTGCCTTTGAAATCTGTCCACTGTTCAAATTTGCAATCTTTTCAATTCCCTTGGCAAATCTTGTATAATCTGCTGTTCCAACATTTTTTAAACCTTGCATAGAACGGCTTAGTTTATCTACACCATTTGCTACCCCAGATAAACCGCTTCCGTTGATTTTCGTGAGAGATGTGTTTAATGTCCCTAGTTTTGTTATCAATGTGTCAATTGCATTATTCGCTTTTCCAGCTTGCGCCTGTAATTGTATTTCAAGGCTGTCTACTGTAGTTCCCATTTCACACATCCTTCCTATAACTTTTTTAGGTCAGTGACTATCTCCGTTCAATAGCCAGAAAAAAACAGTAGGTTTTGACACACTACTGTTTATTATGATTAATTTCAAAATTTGTTTTCAGCGCTTCAAGTTTTGCAACAAATAATTCCCTTTGTAATTGCAACTCTTTTTCGGATAACGGTTCATTATTCTTTTCCGCCATTTCCAAAATAGGACTTTCGAAATATTTTGCTTTTGATTTTCTTTTATTCATTCCAGCTAATACTTGATCCAGAACAACAGAAAAGGCTTTCATATTGTATTGCCCCATGAGCCAATTTTCGTAATCCCTATCACGTAACATCAATTTATATGCTTCTGCATATATTTCTAATTTCTTTGGGGTAAGGCGCAAAAAGCTTTCATGAGAAATTCCCATTCTTAACGCATTTTTAAAGTATTCTTCCCATATTATTTTGTGGAAGTCGATTTTTTCTTGTGATCCTGTGGTGTTTTCGGCACTTTTTTCACTTCTTCCTCGTCCTGCTTGTTCATCTCCGCAACCATCTCCGTCAGACCCGTCAAATCGAAAAAACCATCTTCTTCCATCGTTTCTTTTATTTCTTCATAAAGCCCTTTAAAGGACATTTTTTTCTCTTTCATGTACTGTTTCATCAGTTTTTTTGATTCATCAAAAGTCACATGATGATGTTCCAATAATCCGGCATAAAAAGCATCTTTACAAATATGTGGCATATCAGATATCAAATCTGCTGTTCCGTCAATCATTGCAGCAGCAATTTCTACTTTGCTATTTTTACCTTCTAAATCCAATCTTTTTCCAATATAAGACATCGACAAAGCATTAAACATCCTTTGCACAACTGCTTTATTTTCTGCCGCTTCAAAACTAAATTCTAACGTATACTGTTCATTCCCAATCTGAATTGTTTTCATATTTTTCCCTCCGATTAATCAGAGGGGGCAGTCCGAAGACTGCCCCGCTCATATTTTAATATGTTTCTTCAAGTTCTGTATAAGCCATTTCATCAGAAACGCTACTTAGACCGGCTTTTGTATCTAAGTAGCTTAAGCTCCCCCCACAACTTCAAAATCAACTTTTGTGTCCATTCCCTTAAACTCTTCAATAGTAAGGTTATTTTCCATTACGAGCAATTCGTTCTGACCAATCTCCGGCTGTGGGAGTGCTGTTGGTGGCTGTGCGATTACAAAGAATGATTCATCAAATCCCGGAATAATCGTCTGAAACCACATTCTTTTTTCACCTGTAAGCTTTGCGTATTCTTCGATAACCTTTTTCCATTCTTCTTTTGTTTCACTTGTGAAGTTTACACCGACAGGGAATGAACCTCCCGTATCTGCTGCCCCTCGGATATATCGTTTAACAGCATCTTCAACCGCAGACGCATCAATCTGCTCATTTTCAATCGTGATTCCACCAATTGAATTAATTCGATTAAGCTTTGTAAATTTAGCTGGTTTTTGTCCGGCAGTTGTTTCAACTCCATAACCAAATGTAATTCCTAATGTAGAAATTCCTGCAATCATATTTTTTCTCCTTTCCACCGCTAATTTTTTGCAGTAAGCGATCACTTTTTATGATCGGTCTTATAAAATATCGCCATCGGCTATCATTCGCCGAAAACGTGCTACTCTTCGATATGTACTGTCTGTGTTCTGAAATTCCGGTGTTGCAATTACTTGAAACCTCATTGTTTTCATAATTCGTACAACCTCATTCATCACTTCTTTCGCATCATTCATCTTGGTATTTGTTGTTACCTCGATCTGAAAAGAAGACCAAACAGCATTGATCGTATCTCCTTGTAAGTCTTCTCCTGTTTCCGCTCCCGTCATTTCGTGTATATACACGGTTGGGAATTTCGGAACAGTATCGGCTCTGTCAGAGTTTGTAAATTTTAAATTTGGATAACGGTCTTTCAGTTTTTTAGAAAACTGCGTCTTTATCCGAGTGATAACTTGTGATTCCAACATATCTAGCATATTACCGCCCTCCAAATACCTTTTTTGCAATCTGCGGAATCTCTTGCATGAGTTCCAATGATGTTTCATACATAAACGGTCTTGACGGCATACCTTGCGTAAAATACCATTTTCCATCTTTCGGATAGAACCATCCGTATTTTCCGGGCGCAATCTCAAAAATTGTCTTTCCGGTGTTATAATTCCACTCCACGCCCTCCGGGAATGGATATGGGTAGCTACCTTCAAGTCCAAGCTGTCCAGTTCCGAACTCAACAAATGCGGCATGTCTCGAATCAGCCGTAATAAAAAAGATAACGGAATTTTTATCTCCGTTACCCTTTTTTTCATGTATGTTATTCAGAAGATCTCCTGTAAATATCGCGTCAAGTGTAGTAACCCTTGCTTTTGCAATCTCTACACCTCGTTTTGCTAATTCTTCTGTGAATATTTCACATTTCTTGTTAAGTGAGTCTTGATATTCTCTTAACTGCTTCTGCAACTCTTGAATACTGGAAGTTGAAAAAATATTCGCTTTTAACACTTTCTTTGCCATGCTACTTCACAATCCTTTTCAAAAGATACCTTGTAAAATTAAGACTTGGCTGAACACGTTTAATCGAGTAATCCGCCGACTTTCTGTCTACAATGGTATTTTGTTCGTCTATGTACCTAACTTTGCTTGTATGCCAAATTAGAGACGTTTCGTCAATAGGTATTCTGTTTTTCTCCATTAAGAGAATTGCATCATATTCGCTGATGTCTAATCCGAACGATTTAGCTTCTGCTTCACCACCGGACATAGCGATATTTCCACGGAAATCTACTGGTTTTGAATAACCGATTTCAGTCTCCCCTGTTTCTACCGGAACTTTCTGACCGTCCACCTCAATATATATGATGTTTCCGTCTTCGTCTCGTTCGTAAATCGGAACTTCCCCGACTTGTAACGCATACTTTAAATTCTGCTTGTTTTTTTCTAAAAGTCGCATACAGACACCTTCCTTATTTTACGCGTAGCTTCTGCCCCGGATAAATTAAGTTCGGATTCTGAATACCGTTCAGATTTGCGATTGCCTGATAATTAGTACCGTATTTAGCAGCGATTCCAGAAAGCGTATCCCCAGACTGGACTGTGTAGTATACTGCACCGCCGCCGGAGGAACCATTAATCTTGTTTTGTACCTCATTGTACCTGTTTCCAAGCGCCGCCTTTCTTGTATCTCCATTTCCATATTTTCCCGCATAAACTTCTTTCACAAGTGTATCTACGGAGGCAGATGCAATATAGTTAATCATATTCTGCACCTCATTATACCGATTTCCTAGAGCATTTTTTCTAGCGTCTCCGTCTCCATATTTTCCCTGCATAACTCCAACAACAAGATCAAGCGTAGATCCAGATGGTGCTACTGCCGGCGGCGTCGGTTTTGTATCCCCTCCTGTAATTTCTGCTGGATAATCTCTATAACAATGATTCATATCCACGTTTCCGGAAATTCCCGGAACAGATCCGCCTGACGTATACTGCCAGATATCGTATGTTCCTTGATATGTGCAAACCGAATTATACTGTGCTACCCATTTTACAAACCGTTCCAACCCTACCAGGTAGTTTGTCCACCAGTTTGTATTCGCATAAACTCCGCACCAGTATCCAGCTTTTTCGATGATATCCCCGAAGATATTCGCTCTTTGAATTGCTCCATTTTCCGTTCCTGCCTGTTCCAAATCCAAATAAATTGGGTACGAAAGTTTATATCCGCTTACCATTCTAAGGACGTGTTCCGCTTCGCTTTTCGCCTGTGCGTCACTTGTCGCGTAGGAATAGATATAAACTCCGAACGGAATCCCAAGTCTTGTACATTCATCTGCATTTCTTTTCCATTGCTTATCGTCCTGACTTGCAATATTATCTCCATATCCGCATCGTAAGATTGCCCCATCTATATGTCCTTTTACCGCATCCCAGTTAATAGTTCCTTGATGTTCGCTTACATCAATTACTCTTAAATTTTCCATAATTTTCTCCTTTCTCCGGCATTTGCACCTGTACAAAAAAGAGGACGATTACTCATCCTCTAAATCATTCTTATTCACTCTGTAAAATCGTTTCCACAATTCTGCTACTTTTTCCCAACCGTACATTGCCACAAAAGCTACTAATAGGCCGGCTAGAATTGCTGCTAGAATCATGTACCACAGAATCGTTTGCTGTATATACTGCATATAAGCTATAAAAGCTGTAACCGTAAGACCGATTGACAATACAAAAACCAAAATATCGGTCGGAATTTTCTTCAATCCCGATACTCCTTTAAAAACTTGCGTAATTATTGAAACTGCGAAAGCGAAAATTCCAACAATTCCGATAACAAGTGTCATGTTTATAACAATCTGTTCCATTTAAAATCACTCCTTTACAAAAACGTTCCTTCGTCTGTGCATTTTTTATACACTTTTTTGATATTGTCTATTGCAAGAGACGCCTTATTATTTTCAAAATCAGGATTGTCCTTGCAAAACCTCTCATATTTTGTAATATCTTCAAGTATCTGGTCAAAGTGTTCTTTTGTGTGCTTATCGTCATGCCGAACTTCATCATCAAATCTAAGAATTCTGTATCTCCAAGTAAGAGCCATTCCCTCATCATTTGATTTTTGCAATTTATCCATCTTTCTATCTAAATTGTCAATAGAATTTCCAAACTTTTTCTGTATACAAAGGCTTTGTTCATGCCATTTCGGATAATTTTCTGCTTGACTAATCACTTTTTTAATTCTTTCGTCGTACTCTTTTTCCTTTATAGCCTTTTCAGAAAAATATTTTTCCACTTTCTTATAGCATCCAAAAAGAAAAATTACTGCGCACAGCAAAATAGCCACATTTCCGATTGTTATATCACCGAAGGAATTTAAAAAATATTCCATTTCTTCTTTCTCCTTTCGGGAATTTTTATATAGCCGCCCACCACCGCCAAGTGCCATATCCCTGCACCATCACAGTAAACTCACCGCTATGGTACGCACAATCGTCTGCCACTTAACCCAGTAGCCGGGAGATGATTGGATCACCGTACCCTTTCTATAACACGTTCACAAAAGGAGTAACTTTTCCGAGAATTTTATCCCGGTCAATCCAACTCCTTGAAGTTCCGTTTTCAGAAGAGGAAATCTGAAATTCTCCTCCCTCTTGGTTGTAATCATACAAAGCCAAGTCTATGATGATACTGTCGAATTTCTTCATATCCTTTTCAATCATCTCCTCTGTGTAATTGTCTGGATAATTTCGGTAAAGACGCACATCTTGTTCTGATTGATAAAGAAGCTGTTCTAAGAACTTATCTTCTTGCTCGCATGAAACATCAGATTGTCTCAACCGAATTTTAAGTTGTTCTAATCTTGAGTACGCCATATTTTTTCACCTACAGTCCTAACTTATCAATAAGAAGTTTCTTAATATCCGAACCGTTCAAATACTCTGCACCGTCAATCCCATACTCGGTAGCAAGCTCCCGAAGTTCTTTTACGGGCATTTGATAAATCTCTGTTTTAGTAAACTTCTTCTCTCCATATTCTGGAATCTCTGGCGTATTCATAAAATCAGCCGAGGAATTGATTTCTTCCCCGGCTTTATACCAACGTCCACCTATCTTGATATTGTGTGTAGCAATCATGTAACCACTCCTTACGCAACCTTCATAACAACAACGCTGTCCATACCCTCAAAAGTAGGAAGTCCAATCATGGAAACTACACAATGTGTGTTAATTGGATGATTTGTGGTATATGAATATACTGAAATACCTGTTTCTACGAGAGAAAGATTTCCATCTGTCAAACTTCCACTTCTCTCTTCCGGTGTTCTACCAAATGTATAATCACCAAGATATACTCCGGCAGATTGAGCAGAAACAATGTTTGTTGGAATGAAATACTTTGTATTTCCTTCTTCATCAATGTATACTTTGTCGTATACTTCGATCTCAATTCCGTACTCTCTTAAGTAAGAAAGTACATCAGCCTGTCTCACTCTGATACCGCCATTGTATGCAGTGATTCCAAGTACCTGCTTCTTTGTATCTTCTGCTTTCAGAATCATTTCAAATGTCTCTGTATTCATGGAAAATCTTGTCAAAGAGTATCCGGTTTTCTTCGCAAAATCACGTCTTGCTTGAATCAAATCGTCAAGTGGCGTTGCAGTTGCCGAAGCATTCCACTTATCTTCATCGCCGGAAATCTCAACAAAGTGATCTTTCTTATGCGCCGCTCCACTATCTGTTGTATATTCAACAACATATTTCTTTCCTTCGATATTTACGGTTACTTTCGGAACACCATCTTCCGGTGCCAAAAGTTCCCAAATCTGACGTTCTGGTACAACCAAAGCGCCTTGAATCAGAGAAAAAGGCTTTTTAGCAATTTCTTGTAAAACCTGATTTGCCATGTTGGAATTTTCCGCAGACTGATAATTTGCATATTCCTGTTCTTCTTTCTCTGTTACCATGTAACTTTCACGGTAAAAAGGCATTTCATTCTGAATATCGGAAAATCCACCAACATCCCTTAATGGTGCTTGCGCGTCAAAATTTGATGCTTTCAAAGATACCGGGAGACCGTTCTTTCCTTTAATAAACTTCAAATCAAGGCTGTCCTGTTTCACCGTTCCAAACTTCATTCTTCCACTATACGGTCCCGTACCGAGCTTTGCCTTATAATCATTCCACAGGACTCCTAAAGCTCTAGCGGTAAACGCTTCTCTCAATGGTAATGCCATTTTTTATTCCTCCTTTTACTCCGAGATCGCCGGTGCGCCGTAAAATGTAACTCTCGGTGTTACTTTTCTAGCTGCATCTGCGATTGATAGTGATTCTACTTTTTTCCAGTCGATTGTTCCTTGATAAACATATGTTCCGGGTGCATCTCCCTGTGTTACGTCAACATCATGCAGAAGATAGCCAAGGCAACTGTTATCATTTGCCGGAAATGGCGTTCCAGCCGGAACAATTTTCAAACCGTTTTCATCCGGTGAAGATTTCATTGTCTGAGGAACAACACACGCTGCGCCCTCATAAGGGAAAAACTTCAAAATACCTTTACTTTGTCCATACTCATGTACGATAGGCTTTCCCATAGTCTTTTAACCTCCTATTTCAAAACGTAATAATCTTTCATGGACTGTTCGTCCGCTTTGTTTCCAAAAGAGATGCTTTCCGCATTCTTCACATCTTCCGGCTTATCATCGCCTGGATTACCGCCAGTTCCACCACCTGGATTCGGAGTACCTTTTAATAGCTCTTGTTCTTTCGCTGTGGCTGCTGCGGTTTCTTTATCGGAAATAATCTGTGCGATAG